AAAGTCCGGTCGGATTCGCCAGGGTGCGATTGCCCGCGAGTGTGACGCGGAAGCTGTCGGAAATACCTGCTGGCACGTCGATAGTGGCTGCATCGGTCAGCCAATAAACGCACCACTTGCCGAACCTCTCGCGGCGAATCCACTGCGCGCCATTGACCGTGAAAGTATCATCGTGCCCAGTCCCAGCCAGTACAACGTGCCACTTGACCCATCCTTTAAGGTAGTTGCTGGAATCATCGATGTCGTAAGTGGTTACCCAAGTTCCAGCAGAGTCATGTTCAATGTTGAATTGTTCAATGTTCACAAAATGTAAACCACCAGTTCCTACCAATCCGCGCTGGCAATGATAAACCCCGAGTCGCCCGAACTGGCTTGGGTGGGATCCGGCAACAAACTCGAGCGCCTGGCGGCAACCCCAGACATTGACGTTATGGCCGTGCGTGTGTTCTCCGACCTTGATGCCCTTGTAGAAGCCGAGGACATTGACGATGCCAAGCACTGTGTGGGCGTCGTTATTCAGTGCAGGAAGTTTTAGGCCGTAGCTGGTCGAGGTCGTCATTTCCGATAGGCCGTCAATGTCATAACTTCCCGTATCGAAGATTACGTTGTCGATTTCACAGCAGATGACATGCTCAAGGTCGACCGCCGTGAGTACCGGATTGCTCGGCATACGGATAGTCATGTTGCGGATGGCGACATGGACATTCGAAAAATCGCCGGTCGAGCCGGACGGCCCCCATGCACCGATAAGGCACGGCGCGGTGCCGCCCGAGGTGTTGAGCGTCCCCTTGATGATCGTATGGTTGTCCGGAAGCGTCATCGATCCGATGACCGAGAAACCGGCGGGCGGTGCCACCTCGCCGCGCAGCTCGATGCTGATCTGCTCTGCCGACCAGTTGATGCGCGGCAGCAAAAGCTGTGCGTTGCTGCGGCTGGTATCCTGCAGCGAGCCGCCGATTTTATAAACGCCTTTCGGGAAGAACACCACGCCGCCGCCCGCTGCCGCCGCCGCATCGATGGCCGCCTGCACGGCGGTCGTATCGTCGGTCGTCCCGTCGCCGGTCGCGCCATAGGTTCGCACGTTGTACATGCCGCTGCTCGACAGGTTGGCGAGGCTCTGCGCATCGATGCGCTTAGAATCCCATTGCGTGATGGTGACGCTCTCGCCTGCCGCGTCGTCGACAATCACATCGCCGTCAGTGCCGCCGATAGTAATCTTCCCGGCAGTCACTGCCGTGATAACCCCAGAAATAATATTATTCGCTCCGCTGCCAGTGAATCCGCTGATCTTTACAGCCTTGCCGGACGTGAATCCGGCAGCAACGAAGCCATTTGCTGAATCGTTGAACGAGTTGTCACTGCCCTGGGCTGAGATCGTCGTCGCGGTGATTGTGACCGTCGATGAAAGTTTGGAAACGGCCACAATTTCCGCTCCAGACAATGACGAAGCGGCGGCAAGTTGGCTTGTTCTTTTGCTCATTCTTACTCCAATATCATAGTGTCGCCGGCCTCATCGGCGAACGTGGCGCCGTCTTCGGCCAGCAGATTGTTATCTGCTGTAATTGTCATCGTGTGGACATGCGATTGCCAGGAGCGCAGGCCGTCGCGCATGGCGAATAGCGTCACTTCGATTTCAGTTGCCGAACCGGAAACAGAGGCGGCATAGCTTGTGCCGGAAATTCCGGATGCGCTCTCAATTAGCGTTACGCCTTCGCGGATTTCAACCGTGTAAGTCGTCCCGGCTTCCGGGCCGATACTCGTTTCATCCTGCTCGACAATATAGGCGGTTTGCGTCAATCGGTCACGGTGCGCCCAGGTAATCGTCAGGTCGCCGGTTATCGTTGTCGGGTAAGAGCTGGCCGACGGCGAGATTGATCCAGAATATTTTACGTTTCCTGGCGGATATGGGCGATATTGGCGCTGGTCGAATGTCAGCGTATCGACTGGCGCCAGGCTAATGTCAAGTTCACCTTGGCCGGTCAATGGCAACAGCTTTACGTCTAGCGTTTCGCTGTCAGCAAATTCGGTGGTTGAGAAACCGGCATACCCATCAGCAAAGAATATGCGCGATCCGGCGACATGATCCGCTGGAACTGTATCCAAAACACCCCTCGATATTGTTGCCGTATTCGCGCCTGCATCAATTGCTGAAACCAGCACATATTCATTTTCGATTACTGCATATCCGCCAGGCTCTACCAGGTCAATGTCAATTCCGCCTGACAACGTTATCGCCGTCGTTGTTTTGGTCAGCGCTTCGACAACCAGCGCTGACGGACAAAAGTCCCCATTTCCGTCAGCTGCATAATTTTCCGCGCCAATCCTGTCGTAGATGCTGTAATTGACTGCATCTCCAGATGGCCGCACGGCCAGCGTTTCAAGATAGCCTGACAGCGAATCGACGTAGGCCATGTCTGCTTCCGTCAGGCTGCGAATCAAGTCCCAATACGGCGCTTCAATAAGTTTGCGATAAGTTGCCGCCGCTGGTGGGTTCGACGGATTGACCCACTCACCAGGTTGATTGACCAGATACGTGTTCTCAGGAAGACCAAATACGTCTTCGGATGCATCGATGATAATCTCGCCGTTTTGCAGGGTTCCGCGATTGACGGCAAGACAACGATAAACAGCGTCATCAATGCCGTAATCAGGCCATGTCAAACGAAAGACATCTCCTGGAAATACTTCCCATGCGGCGCGCGTTGCCGTTAATTTAATTTTTGCCAGTGGAGTCGAAACGGTATTCAGGTCGCGTAAGGCAACGCGCTGGGCGATGTCCGCCCGGCGAATGCCTGGATAATTGCGCGTCTGTGCAACAACGCCGCCCTGAATTTGTATATTTGCGACATCCTGAACCGTTACCGCCGTTTGGTTGTTTGTGCAGGCCGCAATATAGACGACAGTTATCTCATTGATCGTTTCGCCCCATGCCTGGCGCTGGTAGTCATCGGCGGATAAAAGATTGTTTGGACCGTATTGTGGCAATGTTTCTCGGTCGTAATCGTCTCTAATCAGCTTGAGCGCAAAAAGACTTGTATCCGGCTTGACGTACAATATGCCGCCGATGTGGTCAAGAATGATTTTCAGGAATGCTTCGATTGTATCCTGCTGATTCCATACCATCGACAGGCCAAAACCTTCAGAGAACAGCGTATCGGCGGAGGAAGTAAATGAATCATTATCAATTGAACTTGTCGGATAGCCCATCCCCCATGCCGTGTCAGTAAGGCACTGGTAAATTATATGTGCCGGGTTCATGTCGAACTGTTCGCACGATGAGTACAGCGTACATGCTACGCTGACGCTTCCGCCTTCGCCCTCAATAAAGGATCCGGTGTAACCTGAAGGGCATGATGGTGTAACAATAACTGCGGAAATTCCAACGTCTGCGCCGAGCTGAACAGATCGCGCTGACACATACAGGGTTCCATCTTCGACCACCAGCACCGACGACAGATAGGTATAGGTAGACCCGGAGGCATCATTCCTGGCATTGATGCAGTTCGTGCCGATGGCATCGATTGTGCCGATATATCCTGTGGCCACATAGCCATACCCTTCGGGCAGCGGGTATGCGGTATGCGCGACATTGTGATATGCAGATCCGGCTTCTACGTAAAAATATCCTTCATGCGTGGTCGACCCTAGAATTTCCTGAGAATAAATTTCTGCTTTTTCCGGATACCACGCAGACCCGCCGACCCATCCTTGCAGGATGCGCTTAACGCGGAACGCCCACGGCTTGATATAAGGGTTATTTGCCGTTACCTGGCCGCCGCGCCAGACAGCGGACAGGATTCCACGAAAAGCCGGAATCGTTGCGCCGATCGTGCTTGCAAGATATGAGTTTTCGACCTGCGTCGATTCTCCCATGAGAATATCAAGAGTACCAACTACGCCGCCTTCCTTCTTGTCACCACCAAATAATTCAGGCGCAGAAACGGAGACCGCCCCGCTAGTTGTTTGGTTTCCGTTCCATGCCGCGCGATCTCCAACAACCAGGCTTTTTACAGCGTCGACCGGGCCGTGACACAAACCCATATGCAGCCCGAGGTAATACCGGTACCCGACTGTGACTTTTTTACCGCTGCCCATTGCTTAACCTTTCGGCGTGGGCAATGACGCGCTCCGCCATCGCATTATTCATTGCACGCAACGCATCGGCAGTAATCCCGTTTTTTACAAAATCTGGCCAGTCTATGCCCTCCCTGGCACACATTTCACGCATGCCGCGATTGCAATAGCCAAGCTCTCGACAATGGCGATGAAGCACAATAGTCACTTCTTCCCGCCCTTGACCTTGATTGGCGTGGTACGTAAGTCGCCGTACCAAAGCACATTTGGCCCAGTCAATATGACATCGCCAAATACGACAGGAACCGGCCGCCCCTGTTCGGCAACCGGCACATCGAAATCTTTGATGGATAACGGAACCGGAACCGGCGGCTTGGGTCGCATCACATAGCTGACGACCAGCGAGACGACTAGCAGGAATATCTGAAAGTAGATCATCTGGTCAGTACAGCGAGGCGCCGTTAAACGGGTTCAGGTCTGGAAAATACGGCATTCCGCCGTAGTTCAGTCGATTGGCAAACTTCGACTCGCAGGTTGCCAGGGTGTGATCGCAGCCAGGGTAAAGATAGACGATATCGGACACCGACAACCCAGGGATCTGGAAACTCACCGTGACGACGTTTCCCACCTGCGAGCGAATAGACCGGCGGTCAAAATGGCCGGCAGCGCGCTCCCATTCCAGATACCCGCCGGCGTAGTAACCATCAGCGACGCCAAGGCTTGATGTCGTTATGGCCGCTCCGGTGATTGTGGAGACGGTTTTCGTGGCCTTCCATGTGGCGCGCACCAGCGCACATCCTGGACCATAGACGACGTGCGGGCATTGCTTCTGGTACATGCGGCGCAGGCCGACGCGCTTGAGTGAGGTGTAGACGCTCTCACAGTGGATTTCTGCTGCGGCCAGGCTCCAGGTGACGTTAAGGACGCGCCCAAGCCAGAGGGTGATTGCATTGCCATCGCCGGCGTGCAGGCGGCGCACCGTAACGGCTACAATGTCATCCGGGGGCAGCAATGAAAACAGATCAAGCACGCCGAGCGTGCGGGCGCATGTTATTTTCAGTGCCAGGCGGGCAGTTTCTGCGGTGGCCTCGACCGCATTGCGCGATATCGGCACAGCCGTGTACGTATTTCCGCCATAAACAACATCGCCATCGGCGCTTGTGTAGCGGTAGTAAGTCGCGCCGTTGAGGAATTCATAAATCTCAACCGGGCGCCCGGATTGCACGGAAGTTTCGACGGCTGCGAAGGTCATGGTACTGGCACCTCGATGCACGGCACGGACACGGCAAGCCCCTCGCCAGGCCGATGCAACAACTCTATGCGGTCGGCGTCGAAACGGGCGCAGCGCAGGTAGGAGATTCGGCGGAATGCGGAGGCGCTCACAGCAACGCCGAGCGCAGAGGCCAGCGTCAGGTCGATGGTCGGGCGCCCGCTCACGGTTGGGCCAGCGGCGGCGTTCGTTACCTGGCGCAGGAAAACGCCGGCCGGCGTGTCAATTTCCAGGTCGAAGGCGGTACGCCCGAGCGAGGTTGTTCCTGGCGGCGCAAAGACGCGCAGCGTGGTCGCGGACGAACCGATATCGGCAGCAACTTTGATATCGTTCTGCCAGGTCGATTGCCAGAAAGCCAGCCAGCGACCGTAGCGACTGGCGATCCAGGCGCGCAGCGCGGCAATCTCGGAAGGAGTGACAACGAGCCAGCGCATCATGAATCGATCGTCTATCAGGTCGCGCTGCTGCGAAACGGAAAGTTTTCCGGTCTCATTGTCGAATCGCTCGATCTGCCAGGAAAAATCTTCCTGCAACGCTCCACCGGCCACCGGAACCATCGGCAAAACATCATGGCCGCGATACTGCGAATAGCTGGACGCCGCATACAGATCAACACCCGTCGACTCGAAGGAAATTTGAGCAACCTGCTTTGGTCCTGTCGGCCTTTCAAAATTGACGCTGACCGCTGCATGCGCGTTATCCACGCGGAAGACGCGCGTCGACGCGCGCGAGGAAATGACGAGGGCCAGAACCAATGCCGCAGGCGCAACACTTTCAATGACGCATACCTCGTAATCCAGCGCACTGTTCCAGACCACCACCGACTGCCCGGCAACCAGACCCAGACCAGACGTATCCATCGCCAAAGACACTGAAGTTCCGGCGGGAACCGCCCCGGCGAAGACCGCGAGCACCCAGTCAACAACCTGATACGACGACGCCCCGCGCACAATCGCCCGCGCTGCTGCCTGCCCGTCGGCGTCCAGTTCGTGATTGAAGTGCCACTGCCGGCGCGGCCGTTCGCGCAATCGGTGACGCATCTCCTCGGAACGGGCGCGCATCACATCAGTCCGCCACTCCAGCACCTCCATGACCTCGCCGAGCGGGAGAAATGGCCACAGGCTCACGCCAGAGCCTGCCGCATGGCGCTCGCATTCCGCTGCACCGCATTCATGATGATGCGCTCCCCTGACGCGCTGCCGAGAAAGTCGCCGACCACCGAACTGTCGAATGCGTTGATGATCCGGATATTCTGCGGCGCCGCAGGCCGCAGGCTTTCGCGCTGCTGCTCCTTCGTCAGCACCCGTTCACCCTTCTGCAGAATCGCCGGCACCTCATCACCAGCGAATCCGCCCTGGTGGAATCGCGGCGCACTGGCGAACGCGAGCGCCGGGACTGTCCGCGTGAAACTCGCCCCACCGGGTTCGCCGACCACTCCCCCCTTATGGAATCCGAGCGCGGCAATGCCTGCGCCGATGATTCCCCCTACTTCTCCCGTCGACCCCATATTTCTAAAAAGCGCCTTGGCAAGCTGAGCAGCAACAGCCTCGGCCAGCATGCGCTGAACAACCTCAATGAACTTCCGCAACATCCCGTCGAGTCCCTCGCTGAACGGGTCAAACAAAAAATCCGCCATCGCCGACTGGATATTCTTCGCGGCAGACTTGGCGAACTCATCCATTTCCTTGCCGGTATCAGAAAGCTCCTTCTTCGCGTCCTCCAGGTCGTACTTCTTCGCGTCGCGCGCCGACAGCGCCTCGGTCAGCTTGCCGCGCAGTTCCAGTTCCTCGCGCATCGGCTTCAGCATCTCCTCAGTCGCCCCGCCCTCCCTGGCCATCGCCAGAGCATCGGTCAACCGCGCCTGAATCACAGCCGAAATCTGCGCCTCGGTCAGCCCGTAGACCTCCGTCTCTTCCTCGGCCTTGGCGATCCGCTCGATCATCGCCTGCGTCGCCTTGACGTTCGCCTGCTCCTGGCGCTCCACATTGCTGCGGAACTCCTTGTACGCCGCGTTCTTCTTGTCCAGCGCCAGATACTCCTTCCACTCCGCCTCAGCCGCCGCGTACTGCGCCGCCGTCAGCTTCTTGCGCCCGCTTTCGACATCAGACTGCCACTTCGCATGCTCGCGCTCGGCAGCCGTCAGCTTCTCGGTCGCGTTCAACTCCAGGTTGGTCACGGCGATGCGCTCCTGCAGCGTCTCCATCGTCCGCTCGTAATCCGACACCCTCGCCGACCCGCCGCCGCCACCCCGCGCGCGCGGCGCCGGCTTATCCCTCACCGGAACCGGCGCATTCGGCTTGGCCTCGTCAGCCGCCTTGGCCGGCTCCAGCTTGTCGCGGAATTTCTCCATTGAAGCGATCTGGTTGCGCAGCACGGTAACGCGCTGCTCCAGATCGCCCTTCTTGCCGAAGACCATGCGGCCCAGAAGTCCGGCGTTCGCCGGGCTTTTTAGGTCGGCTTCCAGCCCGGCCAGTTCCGACTTCATGCCTTTCAGTTGCGCGTCGACAGACAGGTCAGCTTTCGACGGCCCCAGGATCACGTCGAATGGAATCTTCCCGATGCCGGCGATCCCGCGCAGCACCGCCAGCACCCCATGCCCCTCGATCTTCAGTTTGACCATCTCGGCCGCCGTATCCGCCAACGAAGGGATGAGGTCTTGCCCCAGGGAAATCTTCACACCTTCGGCGGCGGCTTTCAGCCGGGTCAGGTCGTCATTCAGCGCGTCGGCCTTCTTCGTCAGATCCTCGCCGAAGACCACGCCCAGCTTGTGCGCCTCCTCGGAAGCGTCGCGCAGCCCCTGCGCGCCCTGGTTCAGCAATGGGATCATCCGCACCCACTGCCCGCCGAGCGCGTCCTGCACCAGCGCCGCCTTGGCCGCGCCGTCACGATACGAGGCAATCTTGTCCGCCACTTCTTCGAGCAGCTGGCGGCTTGTCTTCATTTCCCCGTTGGTATCGGTGACGGAAATGCCCATCGCCTTGTATGCCGCAGACGCCTGCCCGGCGCCGCGCGCGGCGTCCTGCGCCTTGTTGGCGAGCGTCTTCATCAGCGTCGCCATTTCTTCCATCGACGCATCGTTCAGCTCGAAGGCGTAGCGCAGCTCGGAAACCGACTCCGTCGACTCGCCCATGCGCTGCGACAGCTTGTCGATCTCGTCGGCCGTGTCCTTGATCGCCACCGCCGACGCCAGTTGCGCCGCCGCCCAGGCAGCGATTCCGGCCGTTGCTGTCGCCACCACCGAGGTCAACGCAATCGTCGCCCCCTCCATCATGCCGGCAGCCGCCGAAGACTCTTTCAGCCCGCCGCCTGCCGCAATGGCGTTCTCCTTCAGCCCGTCAAGCTCGCGCGCCGCCTGCGCGGTCGCGCCCTTGAACCCGTCGACGCTGCCGACGACATCAATCCGCACATCGTTCTTGTCGCTCATGCGCCCGATTCTTTCGCGTCAGCGGCTGCAAAAAAAGGGGAGCGCGCAGCCTCCCCTGTTCCCCATGCCATTGCCCGTTTCACATTCCCACCCGCCGCCGCACCGCCGCCAGCGAGGACCGGATCATGCCCTGCTTCAGCTTGCCCTCGCGGTAAATTTCCGCCTTTCCCTTGCCTAGCACGCCGTCCTGCACCTCGGAAGGCAGCCGGTTCAGCGCCGCCATCGGCGACTCCTTGCCGGCCTTGTCCGCCTCGCTCACCTCGTCCTTGTAGACCACCTCGACATAGCTCAGCGTGTTCGGATGCGCCGGCCACGGGCATTTCTCGCGGCTCGGATAGACGCCTGGCCCCAGCCCGTGCACATTCTGGCTCGCCAGCAGGTCGCAGATGTCGTGCTTCGGATGTGCCGGCGAAAGCAGGAAACGGAACCCGGCGAAGTCGGGATTCTGGTCTGCGCCCGCCATGTACGCCTCGCCGTGCGCCCGGTTGATCTCCGTCCGAAAAACCCGCTGCGCCTGGTACAGCGCCGACCGCTCGCCGTCGGTCATCAGCCGCGCCGCCGTGTTGCCAAGCGCCGTGCTCTCGCCCGCGCCCAGCCGCGCCGCGACCTCCGCCGGCACCGCCTGCCCGCGCGCCAGGAACTCGCGCGCCGCCTGCGCCGACCCATGCCCCTGCACCACCGCCGACTCCACCGCCCGCGTGATCTCCTCGCGCGCGCCACGGTCGACCCGCCACAGCCGCTCCGAAAGCATCAGGCCGTCCTGGGCCACAAAATGCCGCACGAAGTCCACCGCCTCGGTCGCCACCCGCTGCGCGGCGGCCCCGGCCAGCGCCGCCCCGGCCGCGCCCGTCTGCGCCGCCTGCGTGATTCCCGCCATCACCACCCCGTCGCGCGTCACCGCCACGCTTTCGAGGATGCCTTCCACCTGCGCCAGCACCGACCGCAGCTCGGCGAGCGTCACATTGCCATCGTTGCCGCCAGCCCGCGCGATCGCATCGCGCAGCGCTGCCGCCGCGTCGCCATAGATGCGCGCCAGTTCCGCGCGCCCCACATCGTCCAGCGTTTCCAGCGCCTTGCGCGCCGCCAGCGTCGCCCGGCGAATCTCCGCCCGCTCGCGTGCGCTCACGCCTTCACTTCCAGCGTCGCCCGCTCGATGAAGACATGGCCAAGGCTCGTCGTCGCCGTGAATTCCAGCGTGTAATACACCCCGACCACCCCGCCGTCGACCTCCTGCCAGATCGTCTCCCCGTCAATGACCGCCGCCCCGTCCAGCAGCGCCGAAGGCGTCGCATCCGTCCCCTGCAACACGCTCGCCGTCACAGCCGCCGTCGAGATCGTCTCGCCAGCCGCCAGCAGGCGCACGAAATCAACCCCGAGACGTACCCGCTCGCCGGTTTTCTTGTCCGAGAATTCCACGTCAGCACCTCACCAGATAACGCCGCCGCGCAGCAGACAGCAAGCTGGCCCGCCGCGCCTCGAAAGCCAGCACGCGCCCCGGCGCCATCGCGTCGCGCACATGCTCCGGAACCAGCCGCCAGCGCCGTCCGGCCGCCTTGCGCGCCTCGCTCCACGCCAGCGCGCCAGACTCCTCCCAGGCGCCGCTTCTCCATGCGCCGTCCGCCCAGCTTCCTGTCTTCCACGCCAACAGGTTCATGCCGGCCCCCACTCGTTTCCTGGCACTCCGGCGCCGTCGACCGCAACAGCGTTGATCCGGCGAATGTCCGACCAGATCGGTGCCGCCTGCGCCGCGAGCAGGATGGCCGCCGCGATGTCGGAAGCACTCGGCCCCGTGCTGCCGCCGGTGGCGATGCCCTGTGCCTGTACCGGGACCGTGTAATTGACATTCACCTGATACGTTCCGAGCGTGGAGACGACAGGCACGCCGCCACCATCGACGAAGAGGTTGCCGGTGATGGTCAGGTTGTGGTTCGCCTCCATCGGCCGCACGCGCCACGAATTGAGCAGGAAGTAATACGGCGGAATCGACAGTCCGCTGCCAAGGTCGTCGCCTCCGGTCGCCGAGAATGCCGGCGGGTACTTGCTATTGTCAGACAGCAGCATCCAGTCGGCCCATGCGCGGAAGATGTCTTTCGCGGTGACAGAGGCACTATCGAGGATCAGCCGCCTGCTGGCGGCATCGACCGTGATAGTCATCAGGCATAGACCCGGTCAACCTCGGCAACCAACGAGAGCGCGATGGTCTTGCTGCGCGTCAGCGATCCGGTCGCAGCCACGAACTTCCCATAGCCGGGGCGGATGCCGACCAACGTCACGGGTCTGTCAGTGCCGCCGGAAAACCCGCCCTGCGTATTGCCGTCGTAATCGTAATCAAAGGCGATCGAGGCCGCGCTGATCGTGCCCGTGATCGGGTCTCCACTGGCGTCGTTGACCGTGATCGCGCCGGATTCTCCGTAGTCGTTTCCGGCTCCGGGCGGGCTGGTGAAGAACAGCCGGTAGCTGGACCCCGCGCCGACCAGCGGGGCGTTGAAGCTGATCGTACCGGCGGCAGAGTAAGGGTTCGTCCGCTTGGTTCCGCCATCGTCGTAGAACTCGATTCGGTTGCTGTCGGCGGTCTGGATGTTGTCGATATAGACCGAATTCGCCGTCACCAGTGTATCGCCGACGAAGGTCAGCAGGTCGCTCTGAATCTTCCCGATCTTGCTGCCGGCATCGCCGCTGGCATTGATGTCTGTTCCCTGGCGCAGCAGGTACTGCACCTTGGTGTAAATCTGTTCGAGCGTGGCATTGTTGCCTTCGATGATGATCTTGAAATTGTAGTTGCTGCCGCCGATGCTGCGTGACTGGTTCGCCGTGTAGTAGCTGACGGTGATCCCGGAATACGGAGCGCCGGTCATCGCCCCGTCGGCGGCCTGAATCTTGAGGTCGTCCGAGTTGGCGATCAGAAAGTTCTGCTTGTTGGCGCCGGTCGCCGTCGCGCCGGTATCCGCCAGCACCGAAGATGCGTAGCGCTTGCCGTATTCGCGGCAGAACGCCTTGGCATAGGTGCGCTTGTCGAAATTGCCGTTGCTGGCGTCGCCATAGACCTTGATGCCGGCGTTGAACTGGTCCGAAAACGGGAAGTTTGTCGGGCTGTCCGTGCTGGCCAGATGATAGTACGGCTGCGCCCCGCTGTTGATCGTGCCCAGGCCGATGAAGCCGGCGAACTGCTGGGTGATTGAACTGGTGCCAGCGTATTCCGACCAGCCGCCGTCGCGCAGCATGTTGCGCGTGGTGTCGTCGTACCACGTCCAGGTACTGTAGGTACTGCCGTCGGTGCCGATCGAATACTGACCAGACAGCGCGTCGATGGCGTACATCGGGAACGGCGAGTCCTGATAGGTTGCCGTCGCCCACAGGTCGACCAGCTTGGAATAGACCGCCTGCAGCGTCACGCCATCCTTGGCCACCAGGTTTCCGGCTTCGACCAGGCGGATTGTTCTGTTCGGCTCGTCGATAACGATCTCGGTCCCGACGTTGAGCGATGCTTTGCTGGTGATTTTTGCCATGTGGAGGCTCCTTATGCGTAGTTGCGGTCGGGCGTCAGGCTGACCGGAATGCTGGAATCGGCGGCGCCGAGCGCCAGGCCGCGGATGTAGAACGGCACGTAGCCCGGCTTGATGAAGCCGACATCGACGGTCGGCGTGCCGGAGTAGCCCCAGGCGTAGGAGGTGCTGCCGTGGGCATCGACTTGTTGCAGGATGGTCGAGGTGCCGGCAGTCAGGATCACGATGTCGCAGCCGGTAGGCAGGCCGGTGAAGGTGACGGTGGCGCCGGAAATGACGTTGACCATCGCGCCAGCCGTGCGGATGCTCGGCGTATCGCCGCCGCTGATGTTGATATTGACGGTTCCGCTGGCGATATTGACGTAGATGGCCTCGTTGCCAGTGCTGCCGTCGCTGCCGGCGTAGCCGGTGAAGGTGTTGCCGACCAGCGCGATGTCTGCCGCCGTTCCGCCGACCTCGATGGCGTGGCCTGTGCCGCTGCTCGTAAACGCGCAGTTGGTGATGTCTTCCATCGCGCCGAGCGTGGCCGACGTGACTTTCGTATCAGAGAGGTTGCAGCCATCCATCAGCGCGCCGTTCTGCGTGAAGGTCGGGCAGTTGATGAAGTTCATGCCATTGAACGAGGCGACGCTCCGCAGCGTCACCGTGGCATTGACGACGGTCGTACCACTGAAGTCGTAGGTCGCGAGAGCGGAGGACGCCGCATCCACCTCGAAGCGGATCAGCGACTCGGATGTGATCGTGCTATTCCGAATCTTGACCGAGTCGCCCGAGGACGCCTTGATGATGACACCGAGAATCCCCGTGTCGACGTGGATCATGCCCCCGTACTTGGAGCCAGCGACCTTTACGAAGTCGAACGTGGCGAGGTTGCAATCGACGTTGCACGCTTTGCCGCCGCCGAACTGCACCGGGATGTAAAGCTGACCGGCGTTGTAGTACGGGAACAGCGTGCCGTTGATTGCCCGCTTGATGTCCGACCAGTTGGCGTTGTTGCCGCCCTGAATGATTGCCCGGTTGGCGAATGCCATGTACGAGTGGTAGATGTTCGTCACTTCGTCGGCGTAGGAGCCTTGCGAGATGACCCACTTGCGGGTGTTGTTGAAGTCCGGTGCTATGCCGCTGACGCTGTGCGATGTGTCGGTGGATTGCGAGGGTTGAATGGCCCACGTCACGCGCTTGTCGCCCGCGCATTGCGGATAGGCGAAGCCGCCGACCACCCACGACTTGTAGTTGTTGGACGAGTCCAACAGCGGGAGCCGCACCCCGTAGCCAAGGTCTGCCGCCCCGGAATCGTAGTACTCGCGCGGCGAGGTGAATTGATACGTTCCGACAAGGTAGCGTTCAGCCACATTCAGGTCGAGTGTCGTGCCAAGGTCACGAATCGCGCCGGTATGGCAGCCGATGTAGGTATTCGCCGGGGAGACTGCGCTGGTGCTCCAAAAGGCATTGACCCCCGTATCAGCCACCGCGCCGTAGGCGTCATAGACCAGCCCGGCCTCTGCCACGCGAATGCGGCTCACGGTCGGGTTGGTGGTATAGACCGTCGTGATGCGCAGGCGAATCCAGTAGGCCGAAACCGAATTGACCGTGGTGGTCGCTTGGTTAGCCGGTGTGCGCCAGTTGATGACTTGGTTATCACCGACAGTCGCCGTGAAATTGGTGGTGAGGTCGAGCTTCTTCGACACCGCTACCCAGGCACTACCGTTGTAATACTCGACGGCGAACACGCCTGCCGCGCCGTTGGTGCAGCCGGCCCGATCCACGACCAGCGACGAGAACTGCGCCGCGTCGCCGATGTAGATGGCGTCATTGATCGCTTCGGTTGTCGGAAACGCTACGTCGGCATCGGTGTCGTTGGTCGCTGCCGTGGTCAGGTCAGTGAAAACACCACCATCATCCTGATACACATAGTCCGGGTCGCGCACATCCCACCCGAGGAAGTTCGCCGTGGTGGTTTCGTTGGTGTAGGCCGCTGATCTCTCGCGATGGTAGCCGGTGTCGATCACGTCATGGATCGTCGCACCGGGGACAACAGGCACCCGGCCGCCCGTTGCGTTGCGGATAGCGAACTTGAGAAAGACGAGCGTGTTTGTCGTGGTCGTGCCGATGAAATCGATGCTGTCTGTCGCCCCATCTGTCGGCTCGACAGACCATCCGGAAAGGAAAGAAACCGTGCCGGCGTCCTGCGCGTCCTCGACGACGATGTTGCCGCCAGCGGGAACCGGATTGACCGCGCCATCGACGCCGACCGCGATCAGGATCAGCGAGTTCGCGTAATTGACGTTGAGGCCGGTCATTGTGTAGGGCAGCGTGGCGTCGTTGTTGCTCCCAACGATGTCGATGCAGTCGGAATCAGCAGAGTCGTAGTAATAGTCGCGGATGATATAGACGCAGCCCGCCCACTCTTCACTCGCCCCGGTGAAGGTGCAGGGCGTGACCGGCAGCGCGGTGACGCGGTGGTAGGCGCAGGCCATGCGGATCGAGCCGGCGGTGATTTCTCCGCTCGCCGGGATTGTCCAGTTGGACGTAATCGCCGTGCCGGTGTTGTCCCGAGAGCACATCGCCACCAGCAAGTCGCCCACCTGCACATCCCCCGGATTGGACATGAGGAAGGTGGTTGTGACCGCTGGCTCTTGCGACGAGGAAACGCCTGCGACATAGGCCATTATTCAGCCCCCGGAGCGGTGGAGAGGGTGTAGGCGGTCATTCAGTCCCTCGCCGCCGCCGCCGCACCACCTTCGGCGGCCCGTAGCATGCCGCCTCGACCCGCTCGACGATGAACCCGCCGACGATCCACAGCAGCAGGCACGCCACCACCCACCCCAGGCCCAGCAGCAGCACCCAGACGAAGCGGGTGATCGCCTCGGGGAAGAAAACGATGTCCGTGATCATTTCAGATGCTCCTTCGCCCACACCAGCACCCCGGCAACCGCAGCGATCGCCGCCGACACGCCCACCAGGATGCGCCCCATCAGCTTCGAGCCGCGCCACAGCGTCACCAGTTCCTTGATCGCCGGATTCATCTCCGCGTCGAGGGCGATGTGCTGCACCAGCATCTCGCGGATTTCGATCAGCATCTCGCGCGTCTCGCCGAGCATTTCCCGGTTCGCGTCCATGCGTCGGTGCATGTGTGCCAGCGATTCGCCGTCTAGCGCCCGCTTGTGGGTGTAGTGCATCCCGCTGTCGTTATCGTCGTCGCCGAATTCCCGCATGATTCCCGCCAGTATTGTTGTTCTTGCAATTCCCGATCAGCGCCGGTCGACCAGCATGTCGGTCTTCTTCTGCGACCCAAAGCTCGTCCCCAGCCAGAACCCGGTCGCCCCGGCAACGATCAGCGACAACACCGAAGACACCACCATCGCCCGGATTTCGTCGCTCCATCCCCCCATGAACAGCACCGCGCCGACCACCAGGTACGCCAGCGGCAACAGCATCATCGTCACCAGCATCGCCGGCGACAACAGCGGCCGCTCGCGCGCCTCGACATCCGCCTGCCGGGCGCCGGCAATTCCGCCGCCGCCGGCCTCGCCGACCAGCGTGTACCATTTCTCCTCGACCGCTGCCGCGAAGTTGCGCGCCATCTGCTGATCTTCCTGGATGCGCATGACCGCGCCCTCGGTCGTCTCGGCGCCGGTCACGGTCCGCGCCAGCGCCGCCACCGTCTCGGCGGTCTTGGCGTTTTTCTCCGACTGCTCGCCGTTGCCGAAAATCCGGATCAGCGACGGGGCCGCCTGCATGAGCCACGGGAGCGCGGCCATAATGAACGGGGGCATGCTGAAAAATCCTTTCTTGGGTTCGGTCTTCTGCTCGCCGGCCGGCGCCGCAGCCGAAGCCGGCGCGCTTGCCTGAATGCGCGGCGGTAGTGGTGGAGTGTCAATCGGAGTGTCAACAGCAGGGGCCGGATGCGGCACTGCCGGCGCCGCAGCCGGCACCGCCTGCCCGCCCGTCAACGGCGCCGAAGACGATCCCGGCTGCTTCGCCAGAAACGCCAGGCATTTGCTCATCGAATGCGTCGGCTGGCCATAAGGCGAACCCGGCAGGCTGGCCCACTCGCGGTTGCACGCCGTAATCGCGTTCTCCCACTGCCCGACGATGACGAAATCCAGTGCCTTGCGCCGGTCGATCAGGAACAGCGCCGCCAGATCCTGCGAGCGTTCGCTGAAGTCTTCCAGGTGCAACGCCTTCGCGCACTCGTCCCAGGTCGTCGTCAGGAACTGGTAAGCACCCGCCGCCGAAGAAGTGATCGGCCGCCCGCCAAGCATCCGCGTCACCTTGTGCCGGGGATGGTCGGCCAGAGATTCGAACTGCTCGCCACCGAAAAGCGTGTGATACCCCGCGCCCTCCGTATGCCGCAGCAGCGCCAGAAACGCCTGCACGTTATGGTTTTCCAGCAGTGGCGAATAATTTCTCATAACGCTCCTTTCACCCGACTCTATCCGGCATCCCGATGCATTTCACGGGGCGAATCATCACGCCGCGTTTGCCTGCCATATCCAGAATGGACGGCGGGATTGCCGTCCACTTCTAGTTAGAGCCATACTCGTATTCGGCCAGTTCGTCAGCCACGAATCGGTCGAATGCCTCGTCGGCACGATTCCTGAATCCTTCGCGCGCAAAGCTGATCTGTTCGTGCCACTCGGTCGGAACGACGCCGTTCTCCACCATCACCCGGTAGCGCCAGGCGTCTTTAAACACAGGGCCGTCCTCGATGGTGAGCAGCGTTGCCCGAATGCAATCGCGGGCATAAGTGCGCACGCACGCGCTGATGGTGTCGCGCTCGTCTTGCGTTTCCGCCCCGCACGCCTTGAACAAATACTCGGGCACGTCATCAACCACAATTCGTACTTCCAGCATGTCTTGCTCTCCGTTTCAAGCGCCGGGCTCTAACCCGGCAGTCCAGCGGACGCCGTTTCGGCGCCGCTGACTTCTGCGTTAGAAGGCGTTGGTTGTGTCTCGTGGTCACAATCAATGCAGCGCAACAGCGTGCGCGGCCCTGGCCATCCGTACTGCTTCACCTCTTTGTAGCGGTGCGCTCCACCGTTCATGCAGTCGGCTTGCGCAGTATCGTAGTGAAACGAAATCGTCGTCGTGTAAGCAAAGGTCTTGTCGCACTTTATGCAAGTTTGCTGGTGCGTTTGTCCTTCTTCGTAGCCGTATCCGTCGTCGTGGTTTATCTCCACGTCAGCCCCACAGTAGGGGCATTCAGCATCTTCCATTTTTCACTCCTTTTCCGTGTTGACCGTAGCCTTCTAACTGTGCTTTCAACCGGGACGGCTTCGCCGCCCGTTAAAGCGGCGTCAACCATTCCCGATACTCGTAGCGCTCTCGCCCTTCGGCGCATTTCCCGGCGTGATCTTGATCCCCGGCACCGTCCCGGCCGGCGCCGTGCTGCCGACCGGCCCAGGGTACGGATCGCCGCGCTGCGCCTGCGCGTCGAGGCGCTCGCGAACCATCTCGGCGTTGAATCCCATCTCCTCATAGATCATGTCGCGCGGCAGGCCGATCGCGCCCCACTTCAGCATGCGGTCGGTCGTCTGGCTCGGCGTCTCGGTGCGCCGCTCGGCGAAGCTGATCACGTACTCGTCCGGGTCAGGAACCATGCCCTTGAGCAGCAACTGCAGCCGGAAGCCCTCGGAATACGCGAAGGCCAGCGTGTCCTGGAACACATCGACCTCCTCGTAGTAGTCCCGCTTCAGATCCTCGAGAATGTCGCGCGCCAGTCCGTCGGTGTAGCCCATCAACCCCTTCGGCAACGGCGACCCGGCGAAGAAGGTATCCAGCAGGTGCACCACGTCGCCGATGTCCGACAGGTTCGCATCGCCCTGCACCGCCGACACCCCGCCCTTGCGGTTCATGTAGAAGTCGGTCGTGATCTCGCCCTTGTCCTTCTCAACCTGCGCCCGGTAGGCGTCGAGGTCGGCCTGCGCCGCGCCCTCCAGCACGTGCGCCAGGCGCAGCGGCGCCCGGTGCCGGCGACGGATCACCAGATCCTCCTCGGTCATCCGCAGCTTGCGCCACACCTCGCGGCTGGCGTCGAGGAATGGCCGCCCCATCGACCCCACGTCATCGTGCGAATCCGGATCGAAGCGGCACAGCAGCAACTGCCACAGCGGAAAGCCGACCAGCTTGGCGCCCGTCATCAGGTCGATCTGCCAGTAAGCATCCTTCACGTCCTTGAACCGGCCGCCGTCGTCCACGTTCGGCAGGATCGTCTCCGACGGCATGCGCACCGCAGCCGTCACGTTGTTGTTCGCGTCCACCACCCACTGCAGCGGCAGGTTGCCCTCCATCGCCAGCCCGCGCGCGTCGCTTTTCAGCTTCTCGACGCGATGCAGCTGCAGCCGCCGCGCGAACGCCTCCCACTCATCTACCAGCGAACGCCTGGGCGCCGCCTGCGTGAACACCAGCCCGCCCTTCACCGTGTCGCGCGCAATCCGGCTGTGGATGCGCCGCACCCGGCCGTCCAGCCGGTCCATCTCGCGGATGTCGAGAATCGCCTGCCTGACCTCGGGGTCTACCCACATCAGCCGGTACAGGTACTTCAACTGGTTTTCCGGCGTCGTCCGCCGGCCCACCTCGCTGTCGCGCACCGCCGGGCTCGCCTGCCCGCTCGGCAACGTCGCCGCCCCACCCGCCTTGCCCGTCAGCCGCGCCCAGATTTCATTGAGTCCCATCGCCATTCCCTTCAATCAGGCGCACGCTCGCCACGTTCCGCCAGCCATCGATCAAGCCTTCCGTGTACAGATCCTTCACCACCCCGACCGCCTCCGGCAGATGCCCCTCGATGAACGCCTTGGTGCGCGTGATCCGCTCCCGCTCCGCCTCGGTCAACGGCCCCGCCGCCGGCCGCGCCGTCGCCACCATCACGGACGCCGCCGCCACCTTGCCCTTGATGCCGGCGCAGGTCGCGCTCATTTCCCCCCGGCCGCCAGAAACAGCACGATCACCGCCGCCGCAGCGAAGAAAAGCAGCGCCTCGATCACGCCGCCACCCCCAGCCCGACCAGCCGGTCGTTCGCCGAACCGTTCAGCAACTGCTCGCGCGTCACCGTGCGCCGCGCAATCACCGTCGGCGCGTCGTCCTGCCCGCGCGTCACCAGCGCCCACACCGCCGCCATTGCCGCGTCGAACAGGTCATCGCCCAACTTCGGGTCGGCCATCTTGAAGCTGGAATAGTCCGCCTTGTTCGTCTCCGCCTTGATGTTGCCGATCTGCCGCACGAACGCCCTCCAGTCGTCGATCTCCGGCGACAGGTCGAATTCGTCGAAGTACGCAATCGCCGCCTGGCCGTTGTGGAACGCCGCCCGCAGCATCGACGCCATGCTGTGCTTGGTCATCCCGGCAAAGCGGATCGGCGAGAACGGCCAGCCCGGCCAGCTTGTCGCCGTGCTCGCCCCGTCGTTCACCGTGCGCCGGTCGATGTCTGTCAGCCCCTGCGCGAACAGCCGGTCGTTCAGCGTCGTCAGCATCCCCAGCCCGTAGGCATCGCCGAGCGCGTAATCCGGGTCGAAGAACTCCCACAGCCCGACCAGATCGCGCTCGACCACCCGGTCGTCGGTCCCCGCCGGCCACGTCCGCACGAACGGGAAGGTGCAGAAATTGCCGATCTGCTCGGCCACCACCAGCGCCGACTTACTCGCGGTGGCGCTTTCGCCATGTCCAGAATGGTCGTAGCCAAACGAGATCAGGCCGCGCTTGCGGTACTTGGCCCCCGGCAGCGGGCCGGCCGGCACCAGCCCCGCCTGTAAGCCAACAGCCAGCGCCTTGCGGATGTACTTCTCCCATATCCAGTTCTGGCTGGCCACGTTCTTGCACAGGAACTGCCGTATCCATTCGCCCTCCGTCTGCTGCGCCCGCATCGAATCCGCCCACTCGCGGTTGAGGATGCCCAACTCGACCCCGAGATAGACATCCATCGCCGGCAGCAGGTGATACTCCCCGGAGTCGATCAGCGCCTGCATCACATCGGCGCCCTTGAACACCCCGGTCAACCGGATCTGCGGCGTGAACGTCTTGTCCGAGGCATCGACCCCGAGCCGCCGCGCAGCCCCTAGCATCGGCAGGAAGCGCGACAGCAACCGGTCCTGCGGCATGTCGTCGGTCTCCTCGAGGCTCGCCACCGTGATCGAATCGCCGTCGATCTGGCTCATGATCCCGTAGGCCCCGCACTTCGACCCGTTGGCCAGCGCGTACCCGGTATCCTTCAACTGCCGCCGCCCGTTGCGGTAGCCGACGAAGCCGGAGAGGATCTCCGAACGGCGGATCGCCTCGATGTGGTAGTTGAGATTGTTCTGCGACTGCTGCAAGCGCGGCGCGACGATCCCCTCCTCCTGCGCCGGATTCGTCGCCAGGTGCTTCAGGCAATACAACTCCTTGATCGCCGTCTTCCCCGTTCGCCGGCACGATACGTCGATCGTGTTGGAATGCGAATCCATTTCAATGCACTTTAGGTGTTGATAAGGATCAATCGTTACGCCGTGAATGTGGCGATGCCAAAGAGCGTGATCATGAGCGTACTTCATGATCTCAACCTCCGCCCGCTCCTGCACAGTCACCCGCTGCGCCGCCGATATGCGCATCAGGAGTTACCCCCCTGCGCCCGGTAATCCAGCAGCACTGGGTCTTTCTCGCGCGCCGTGCCGGCCCGCTTGAGCAGCGCGCCCAGATCCTCCAGCGCCTTCGCCTGGCGGGCCGCGAATGCCGCCTGTTCCTCGCGCTGGTCCTCGGTTTCCTTCAGCTTGCCCAGCGCCGCGTCGCTGTCTTCATGCACTTTTGGCGTCATCGACAGGTCGGCCAGGCTCAGGCCCATCCGTGAGATCCAGTCGGGAATCACCCGCAGCAACTGGTTCACCTCCTGCTGCATGACCGGCGACAGGTTGCCGTCCTTGTCGAACACCTCGAGCACCCGCGTCATGCCCTCGCGGTCGACCACCGTCTTGGGAATCTCCCGCGCCACCCCGGAATGCAGCACCGACAGCAGCATTTCGCGCAGCACCAGCAGGCTCATACCGTGAGCCTCGCTGAAAATCCCGTTCAGCAGTTCCGGCTTCTTCTGCTCGAAAGCCGCCCGCACCAGGACAAAATGCCCGGCCTTGAGCAGGCACACCGGCTGCGCCGCGCAGTAGTCGCGCTCGATCTCGCACGATACGCACCACTGGTAGCCGTCCGGCTTGGCCGGCAGCGGCGTCATCTCCTTGAGGTAGCGCCCATGCTTGACGTTGTTGTACTTCGATCGGTGCTTCTGTTCCGGCGTCATGTTCGCCAGATTCTGGGCGCAGCGCGCCCGCCCGGCCGCCGTCGTCGGCCCGCAGCGCTTGCCCTCGGCCGCCCACAGTCCTTTTTGCCAGAACGCCTGGCGCGTCTCCGCCCCGCACTTCGGGCAGGCCGCGAAGTAATCGAGCAGCAGCGGCTCGTCGCCCTCGCCGGCAATCCGCGCCGGCGGCCCCTCCCACGTGTGGCGGCAAGGCTTGCACTGAAAGGCAACGTCCGTAATTTCGCTCATTTCGCCAGTTTCATCCGCACCACCGCGCAAAAAAAGGGGCAGGCATGACTACCCCGCCGACTCCAGTACCACCGCCTCGGCCACGCCCAACTGGTCGAACAGTCCCGGCCAGCGCTTGCGCGGGATGCCCATCAGCCGCAACGTCGCCGGGATCGCCGCATGATCCAGCCCGACCGGCCGCCCGCTGTACGGATGCAGCCGCCACTGCCGGCGCAACCTGAGAAAGACGCTGACCGCCTCGACGTTGCGCGACCACACCGGAAAACTCACCGGCCCCGGCTCGCCCTGTTCCTCGACGAAGCGCCGAGCCTCTTCCTCGCCGACGCCGAAGCGCATCAGGTCGCCGATGCGCTCGCCCTCGTCCGCCTTGCCGCCGCGCAGCCAGTGGCGCACGGCGGCCATCAGTTTTTTGTCAGAACCCCGATCAACTCGCCCTCGTAGGCAGCAAAAATCGCCTGCCCGGCCTTCGGGTAGTTGCGCGTCAGCTTGTCCAGAGCCTCCTTCGAGAATGCCGCGTTGATGTTCTCGCCCTCCCAACCGTCGACGAAGCGCGCCAGGAAGTCGGCGGTCGATTCCTTCTTGTCCCGGCTTTCTTCGAGCATGGCAAAGAATGCGTCGCGGTCCATGTGCCGGAAGCGGAAAGTCACCGCCACTGGCGCCCGCCCCGGCACCGGAAGCGGCACCGGCAGCGTGAACGTCGGGTTCGGATCGATCGTGAACAGGTCGCTCATAGCGCGGTGATCTTGATTTCGTCATTACCCGTCGAAGGCGCGAACACCAGCCCGGCCTGCAACATCGCAATGCCGTCCTGGTCCTGGTACTGCGGATTGATCAATTGCACGTTCGGCGCGTCGACCTGGAACTTGTTGCCGGCGGTCGTCCCGTGAATCAACTGCACGGCGCCGGTCGTGATGTTCTTGATCGAAGTCCACCAGTCCTTCGTCGCCACCAGTTCGGCCTCCATCAGGATCTGGCCGGCCGGCTTGCGGTCGGTGATCAGCACTTCAGCCATCGCGGCGCCGATCATCTCGCGGAACACCACCTCATTGGCCATGTCCGCCGTCAGGCTGTGCACGCGGCCGGCGTAGCCATGCACCGTCAGCGTCGGCGTGTTGGTCCGGTTGACCGCCAGCGGCTTCTGCCATGCGGTCAGCGTCAAGGTCGGGCTGGCCGCGTCAGCCACCGTGTTGAACAGCCCGGTAAACGAGAACTTCATCGCCGGGCGCCCGTCGCGCGTGAAATCAAGGCTCATCGTCCCGCGCGCGCCGGTCAGCTTGTGCAGCAGGCCGTCGATATTGAAGTAGATCGTCACCGAGGAAAACGCAGCCGATACCGGCGAGTATTCCACCTTGACCCCGGCCGAGATCGTCTCGGCGAAGCCGCAGGCCAGCAGCAGCGGCCCCCAGGCCGGCGCCGTTCCGGCCGCGCCCGATCCGGCCGCCTCGCAGGTGAAGTCGATCTTCGTGTACAGCCCGGTCGGCAATTGCTCGTTGCTTCCCAGGAATGGCCGGATGTTGTCGCGGTCGACCGTCTTCATCTCCATCGGCATGATGGTCACGTCGGAGACCAGGATCGCGTTCGCCGCGCCGGTCGGCACCGGGTCCGTGCCATAGACGGATTCGGTTTTCGCCAGCAAGGCGGCCTTACGCTTGAGGAGTGCCATTTTCTTCGTCCTTCATCGGTTGATAATCAGCCGGCAGCGTCCGCGAAACCAGTTCGCGCCTGCCGGTCATCGGGTTCACGACATAGCGGCCACCCTGCCCCGCGTATTCGTCGTCCACCGGCGTTTCCGCCGCCGTTTCCTTCTTGCTCACGGCAAAACCTCCCACGTCATTGCAAACCACCCATACGGCGCGTCCATCTGCCCGGAAAACCGCGTCTCGAGCAGGTCGATCAGGTTCACCGGCAGCACGCCCTGCAAATAGTCCTTGACCTCCTCGGCAAAGGCGAACTCGGCGTCCTCGACCACTGAAGGCAAGGCGTCCTCAGGCAGTTTCAACTGCCCGACCACAGCCAGCGTCAGCCGCCCCAGATCGGCCTCGCGCCCGCGATAGTTGGCGTATCGCCACTCCCTCTGCGTGATGATCGTCAACGTCCCCGCTTCCAGATCAACCTGCGCCCGCTGCGCGAAGTCGAGAAAGTCGCGCGTCACCACCCGCGTCGGCAGCGCCTGCGCCAGATCGGCGCGGATGTCTTCGAGCTTGTCAGCCAGCGCCACTTGCGCCTCCGTTGATCTCGTTCACCGCCGCCCGCATCGCCGCGTCCGCCAGTTCCACCACCCGCGCCCGCTTCATCTCCAGCGCCGGCTGCATGAACGGCTGCGGCTGGATGCCACGGCGCGAAATCGCCCGCGCGATCACATACCCCAGGCGGTCCAGCTTCTTGCCCTCGGCAGTCGGGTCGACCTTCAGGCGGATCCATTCCAGCAGCCCGTTCTGCGTCCCGGTCTTGCGCATTGGCATGCGCCCGCCCTCGACCCACGGCGCGTAGTTCATCCCCGGCCGCACCGACAAGTCGCCCCACGGCGCGGAGATCTTCCCCGGCCGCACCGACAAGGCCAGATCGCCTTCACGATAGACCGAAATCGAATTGACCAGATGTGAAAACGCTTTCGGCGAGCGGCCGCGCGCCTCGCGTGCAATCTCCTGCGCCCCGCGCTCCAGCGCCCAGTACAGCCGCCGCGTCACCACTTCCGGCGCCGCCGCCAGTGCCGCGCGCGCGTTCGCGTCGTCGTAGCGGAGCTCGATCCTCACCGCCCAATCCTCTCGTAGAACTCTTTCAGCAGCGCCAGGTAGAGGCTGGCCGGCGTTCCGTTGCGTGGCTGCCCGCTGATCCCGTCGCGCATCGTCACCGGCTTGGCCAGGTTGCGCAGTGCCATCTCCCGGCATGCCTCCGCCTGCGCCCGCAGCAGCAGCAGGCTGCGGCTCGATGCCGGAATATCCGTCACATCGACCGGCCCGGTCGTCACGTAGCTGGCGAAGTAGAAATAGCGATACTCGCTGCCGAGAATGGCGATCTGTTCTGCCGTCGGTGCCGGCGACAGAATCAGCGACTCGCCGCAATGGAACACGTCCGGCAAGCGGCCCGGATAATTCTTGTCCCACGGCTTCGCCACCGAAGCCGTACCCCACAGCGCCATCTTGAAGCGCTGGAAATCGGCCGGCGCCGCGTATTCCGACTGCCCGGCCACCAGCGTCAGTGTCGCAGCCAGCGTCAGCGTCGCCGAACCGCTCTCGGAAGCGCTGCCGCCCATGTCCTCGCCAGCAGTCGCCAGCAGCCGGTCGAAGTCCTCCGGGTCGGCGAACACCGCCGCCGAATCGTGCAGGCTCGCCTGCAGATCGGCGCGCAGGTCGGCCAGGCTCATCGAACCCGCCATTTACCCCTCGCCGCCATCGGCCGCCGAATTGTTCGCGCGGCGCAGCATTTCCTCGGCAATCGCCGCCAGCACGCCCTTGCGGTTCTTTCCGGCCAGTTCCATTGCCTCCATGCGCACCAGCCACTCGCGGTTGAGCAGATCCAGCGCGCCCGTCACCTCCGCCACGTTGCCCTCGAGCAACTCGGCGATCGGGTCTTCGTCCTCCACAACCGGCGCCGTCGCCGAACGCCGGTACTCCGGCGGCAAGTCATCCTCGGCAAGATGCCGCGTCTCGCCCGGCGGGATCATCATCCCGCCAACGTAGATCGGCGATGCGCCCTTGTTCTCGATAGGAACCTGCATTCCATGTCCTTTCTGCAAAAATCCCCCGCCCCGGAGGGCGAGGGCCAAAACTCCCCGTTGCCGGGGACCGGAGACTCCTTACGAAGCGCGGGCGATTCTGCCGGCGCCGCTGTAGAGGATGACGCTGGTGTAGGCACCCTTGAGCTGGGTCGGCGTGTGCAGCACGACGAACTGGTCGCCGTAGGCTTCCTTCTTGCCAGTGAACCGGCCGTTGGAATCGCGCTGGTCCTGCAACTCGCCCATCTGCCACGGCTTCATCATGCGGTAACGGGTATTCCCGCGCTCGCCGATGACCACGCGGGTATCGCCCAACTGCAGCGAAGGCGCGAAGCTCTTGAAGTTCGGCACCCCGCGCACGTTGCCCAGGTCGCCGGCCGCCGTCACGTTGGCCGCGCCGCGATCGTAGAGCGCCGAGAACTGGTTGGCGCGCAGGATCTGCTCATGCACCGCACCCGACATCACCCCGAAGTTGGCTCGGTAGTAGCGCGAATCCTCGATCACCGAACGGCGCAGGCCGTAGCGATACAGGAAGTCGTCCCACTTGACGCCGACCGTGTCGCTGCCCAGGTCCGTGTCGAACTTGTGGGCGTTGGTCGAGTAGCTGTAGGTGATGGTCAGCGGCCAGGCATTGGTCGGCGTCACCGAGGCGCCCACTTCCGAGACGAAGCGGAACTCGCCCAGGTTGTAGTCCATGATGTAGTACGTGCCGGCCCCCTGCGTGCCGGTGCCGTCGTACTCGCTACGCACCACGCCGTTCAGCGTGACCACGATCGGATTCTCTGTCGATCCAACCTGATTTCCCTGCAGGTCATAGACCATGCGCGGCTTGACCACAGGGAAGTTGGCCGTCACAAAAATCTTCTTCGTGCCGTTCACATCCGAGGTCAGCGTGTCGCTGCCGGCTGCCACCGCGAACTCGTCGCCAGCATTGACGATCTCGTTCATGATCAGCCGTTCGGTATCCTCGCCGATGATCCTGGCCGCGTTGCGCACGTTTTCCGCCACGCTGTCGAAGTCGATGCGCCCGCCGCCCGTCAGGTAACGCAGCTCATCCGAAACCTCGAATGCCAGCTTCTGCGGCATCGGGTAAGCGGTATCCAGCGCCTGCTTGATGCCGGCACGGGCGATCGCCTGGCCTTCATACTTGCGCGTGCTGTCGCGGCCGGCGCCTGCCGTGTCGCGGTAGCTGTACGGGATCTGCGCGGCAACCGCGAATTCCAGCGTCCCGACATTGACGAACTGCAGCGACACCAGCGGATACAGCGCCTCGCGGATCACGGTACGCTCGAACACCGCCGGCACCGAAACGTCCGACACCAGGCCATCGCCGCCGCCCAGCATCTTGTACTCGCGGCGCAGCACGGCCGCATGGTTCGCGTCGAACTCGGCCAGAACCTTCTCGACGAAGGCGGAATTCGGCGAATCCTTCGGCGCGGTCAGCCCCAGGCGACGGTCGACCGACTCCTGCAGCACCTTGACCGTGTTCGAATCGTCGACGGTGATGTGCGCATTACCCCGGAAGTTGAACCCGGAAGCCGCCAGCACCTTGTTCGCCTCGGCCTTCTCGGCCATCTTGACCTGCACTTCGGCCAACGAGCGGATCGCCGTATCCGACATAGCTGCCGAAACCACCGGCAGCAGCCCGTCGACCAGTTCCTTGCGCGTTTCCTCGGAAAGCGCCTTGCCGACATCGGAGATGGTCTCGCCCAGCAGCTTCTGGCGGCCGGCCAGATCGTCCGCCAGCTTCCGGCCGGCCTCGTCGCACTCGGCCAGCGCCTTGGCCACCGCCTTGTTCACATCGTCCGCGCTCAGGCCGGAAACCTGAACATTCACCGGCCCGCCGGCTTCAGCCAGCTTGATCGCCGACGCCTCGAACGAAGCCAGCATTTCGCCGCACTTCTTCTCGTCGTCGCCCATGCCGTCCATCGCCGCGCCCAGCGCCGTGACCAGCGAATCGGTGACGCCAGCCGACAGCTTCAACTCGCCGCACTTCTTGCGCAGCGCATCCATGTACTTGCTTTTCATCTCGGAAAGTTCCTTAAGAAGATCATCCAACAACTTCGGATGCAGCACCGTGGCGGCGCCAGCATCCCCTTCGCTCAACAGAACCGGGTCCAATCGCTTGATACAGGGCCGCGTCACAAGCCCCGCTCCCAGGAGAACGCATCCGTGGGAATCACCCTTTTCGTTGTCGCGCCAATTCTCGTGATATTCGGCGGATAGGTACGCGAACCCGCGCACCCGCACCGCGTCGACGCCCATCGGCGTCCACTCCACCTTCGCCCGCAGGCGGTCGCCATCGACCTGCAGCGCCACCACCTTGCCCGCCGCCCCGTTCGCCGGCTGGTGCGCTACGTCGATGAACACATCCTGCCCATACACACGCTCGCTGAAATTGCGAACCATCTGGTCCAGCATGTCGCGCGTGATCGAGAAATTCCCGTAACGCGGATCGGTGAACTCCCCCGTCCGCGTCACCGTTACCCATGAAGAGGGCTGCCCTTCGCCCAGACGCACCGATTCCGACACGAAGCGCACCACGCGCCCGGCGTCGCCTTCGGCCAGCTTGATCACCCGTCCCGAACCGTGCATGCCATCCCCTGAAAAAGAAGGTGTCGCAGCGAGCAGCGAGGGAGGAGGAGAGAGGGGGGCCTGGGCCACCCGCCGCGACAATCGCAGTTTCCGGCCGCCGATAGTGCAAAAAAAGGGGATGCCGCAGCATCCCTATTGAGTTGTCAAGAGATCCTTGTCAGGTCGATCTCTTCAAAGGCCATGGCGTCATCGCCACCACCCCCAGATCATCCACGCCAAACCCTAGCGCCGCCCGGATACGCTCCGGATGCGTCGTCTCAATCCGCGCACCCTGCGCGATCAACCGCCGCGCCATCGCCCCGTCGATCACCTCGCCCGAATGCCGGAACAATACCACCCCCGCCCGGCTCGCCTGATTCGGATGCCGGTTCGTCCAGTTCAGCGCCCGCGCCGAACCGTCTGGCATGACCAGCCGGGTTTTCAAAACGGCGCAATCAGCAATTCTCCGCAGCACGGACACACCCCGAACGGATACTGCTTCACCGCCCGCGTCACCGTCGCCGGCGACAATCCGCACTGCCGCGCCGCCCATGTCGGCGTCCGCCGGTCGCAATACACCAGGCGCAACGGCTCGCGCAGCCCAGATTTCAACCCGATGCGCTCCGCCCACTCAGCGAAGTCTGCGGCCGCTACCTGCTTTCTAACTTCTTTCTCCTCGTTCATCGCCAGCCCATACGGTTAGCCAATCCGGGCACCCTGCCCGACACATGAATCATACTCCGCAAAAATATTTTTGCAAATAATATTTGCATTTTTTCGCAAAACATCTATTATTACCTCATGGCCCATCGGCCACCGCGCTCTCCGGCGACACCTGGAGATAGGAGTCATCATGCAAAAGCAATCCCTGCCGCCGGCCAAAGCCGACCACTTGCCAGCCGCTTCCGGCGGCTCGGCGCATGTCCCGCTCAAATCGTATTCCGTCAAAATCACGTTGGCCAATGGCCAGCGCATCGCCTACCGGGCGCTCGCCGGCAGCAGCGTTGCCGCGCTTCAGGCAGCCCTCGACGCCCATGGCATCACCCGCATCGTCATCCATTCAACAGGGAGAATGAAATGAGCAAGCGTCACCAGTGGAAATTCACCTGGAGCGGTCGCATCGGTGTTGTGATTCTTCCGCATGGGCTGCGCCAGCCGTGCGGCCAGTGGATCATCGAACTGGTCTCAGACCTCGAAAACGGCAGGCCGCGCCATGACGTGACGTGGCTGCAATGAATTCCCCCGAGGCGCGCACAGCGCGCGCCTCGGGTGATACTTCTCGCCGGCCCCATTCCGATCACGAGTCCAGCCGCCCCTTCGGCTTCCGCCACTTCCAGCCGGAATCACACAGCCCGAGCGTCCGCACCATCGCCGAGACGCCGCGCTGCAGCTCGCGCACCTTGGCGTCCATCGCCCGCACCTGATCGCCGAACGCGCCGGCGCCCTCGATCCGCGGGAACACGTTGCGCTCGAAGATCGCCCGCAGCCGGCGCTCGGTAGCTTCGACCTCGTGGCGCACGCCCAACGTCAGCATGCGGATCTCCTCGCGGTGCAGCGCCACCGTCTGCCGCGCCGTGTTCGCCTCGATCAGATCCTCGAACGCCTCCAGCCGGCCGACCACGCCGCGCAGCACCTCCAGGCAGACCCCGAAGTCCTCGACGAACGGCCCGAGCCTGGCCCCATCGAACGGCAGCCCGGCGCCGCCGGGCTCGAGAACGCTGGCCGGCAGCCTAATGTTGGGCATGGCGGCACCCCCTCACGCAGATCGAGAACGCCTCGCCGTCGGCGATGCACTCCAGGCAACTCGCCAGCACATCGCACGAGCACCGCGCCAGCGCCGCGAAGCGGATCACCCGGCCCGCTTGCCGGATCGTCACATTGAAGGCGCGCATGTCACACCATCACCAGTTCGCGCTGCGCGACCGTGCGCCCAATCTCTCCCATCGCCGGCGTCGGCATCGCCAGCAGCCGCGACACATACGCCACCTGGCCATGCAGCGCCTGGCGCATGCCGCTCGCCGTTTCCGCCTTCAGTTCCTTCAACAGCGTCAGGCGCAGCCGGTGCATGGCGATCGTCTGCGGGATCGTCATCGGCTTCGCCTCGCGCGGCACCGCCCGGCCCTCCAGCACATCGAGCACCCAGGCGCGGAACGCCTTCGCCTTCTCGGTGCGCGCCAACATCCCCAGCAGGTAGCACCCGCGCGGTGAGAAGATGCGCACCGGCTGAATGCCGCCGGCGGTTTGCAGGTCGAGAACCTGCGTCATCTCCTCGGTGAACTCGTCGGCGTTGCGGGAGTAGAGTTCAGAGATGTAACGATCCGGGTTTGAACTGCCCAAGGCACTCGCAACTTGCGAGCCCCTTAACCACGGCACATTGTGGATATCGACGACATCGAGCTCGGTATTTTCGAACACCAGAACGGCATTCGTTGCGTTTGCTGCAGCCATGATTGGCCTCCTAGAGATTCAGGAATACCCACCGCAAGCGGGGTGGGGAAGCGCTCCTACGGCTCTAGACCGTCCGGGTCCTTGCGGATTCCCGACGCTTCCCCATTGAGAGAAAGCGGAAAAAACAAAACCGCCTGACTGGACGGGGACAGCTAGAGAGTAGGAACCCTCACAATATTTGCAAATTCAGCCAAAGTCAAGCGCCGGTTTCGTCCGGAAGCAGCGCCAGCACCGCCCGCGCCGTCACCTTGCCCGCCTTCTTCTTCAGCCCGAAAATCTCCCGCAGCGCCATGATCTCCGCTTCGTCCTCGCTGGTGATCGTCAGCCGGAACTCCTCGGCCTCGTCCTTCTCGTCTGATTCCCCCGGAACCTCCCGTAGCAGGTCGGCCAGTTCATCCTCTGAAAACCCGATCAGCCCCATGTCGAAACCCTCGTCGCGCAGTTCGACCAGTTCCAGGCGCAGCAGCGTCGTATCCCATCCGGCGTTTTCCGCCAGCTTGTTGTCCGCCAGCACATAGGCGCGCTTCTGCGCCTCCGTGATGTTATCCAGCCGGATGCACGGCACCTCGGCCAGCCCGACCAGCGCCGCCGCCTCCAGCCGGCAATGCCCGGCGATGATCTGGTTGTCGCGGTCGACCAGCAAGGGATTGGTAAAACCGAACTCCCGCACGCTCGCCGCTACCTGCTCGACCTGCTCCTCGCTGTGCGTCCGCGCGTTGAAGGAGTAGCGCCGCAGCAGCGGCAGCGGGATCATCTCGATGAAGGGAGCGATGTCGTTCATTTGGCCTTGCCTCCAGCCCCGAGCGCGTCGCGGATCGTCTTGCGCAGCACGCCGGCCGCCACCCGGTGAATCGACCCGTCCGGATAGATCAACCCGAGCGCCTTCGCCCTGCGCAGAGCCACCAGGCCCGGCCCCAGGGGAAGCCCGGAAAGCTCCACAGCCTCGCGCTCGTTGAACTCCACAGCCAGCCACAGCCGGTCAAGGTTCGCCAGGTCGTGCTGTACGCCACTTTCCTCCCGCCGCACCATAGGCCACACCGCCAGAATCCTCTGCAACGCTAAATCCTGCACCACCAGCGCCGCCACCTCGTTGTTTTCGTGCGCCCGCAAGGCATCACAAGCCGCTTTCAGATCCATTATCCACCCCTGCTGATATTGACAGCCCGCCCGCGCCGAAGCCTTCCAGGCAAGGCAACAGACAGCATGTCGGTTCGCAATGTAGCCCTGTCCGGGAGCCACCGGACATCCCATTGTGAACACCCACTCCGGGTATTCACAATGCGCTCCGGCAGGTACTCCAGCATCACGCTGCCGTCGTCCAGCACCGCGCGCTGCAGCACGTGGCGCAGAAACTCCCGCACCTTCGCCGGATTCTCCGCCGTCACCAGGATGTCGCGGAATATCCGCGCCGCCATCGCCACATCCCCAGCGTCGACTTGAGTCTGCGGGCCGGGGTCCGCGTCGATTCGCTCGATCTCCACCCGCAGCCGATCCTGTTGCGCCCGCAGCTCGCGCAACCGGGGGGCGATGTCGGCCAGGTTGAGGCCGGCGCCAGCCTCGATCGTCTCGTACAGCTTGCGCAGGCGCCGCTCGACGCCGGCCAGCTCGTCGGCAAGCGTGTCGATTCGCGCCTGCTTGTCGCGCGCCCACTTCCCGCACTGCGCCTTGATGTCCATGACGATGCGCGCGACGTTCTCGGCCGTGAAGATTCGCGTCGCCACCGCGTCGAGAAGGAAGGCATCGAGCGCGGCAACCGGAACCCGACGACTGGCGCAGCCCATCCCCTTCAGGAATGACCGGCAGTTGTAGTAGTGATACCGCGTCCCGGCCCGCCCGGTCGCTGTTTCCGTGTACATCGGCTGCCCGCACTTGCCACAGACCAGAATCCCGGAAAACGCCGCGTCGCTGCGGGGGCGGCCGCCCACCCTGGACGGCGCCCGCGCGCTGATCTTCTCCTGCGCCATGTTGAAAACCTCCTCCGTCAGGATCGCCTCGTGCGCGCCAGGCGTCACGATCTCCCGGCCTTTGTCCTTGAACACGATCTGTCCGATCAGCGCCCGCGAACGCAGCACCGACCCCACGGTCGCCTTGTTCCACCGCCGCCCGCGCATGCCGATTCCGGATTCATTGAGGCGCAGCGCAATCTCCTTCTGCCCGGCCCCGTCCAGACACCAACGGAACACCGTCTTGACCACCATCGTCTCGCTGGCCACGGGGGCGAGCTTCTTGCGCTTGCCCATCGGCACCGCCTGGTATCCGAACGGCACATGCCCACCATTCCAGAACCCATCGGCGGCATTTTTCGCCATCGACCGCCGGGTATCCTTGGCAATCGACCGCGAATACTGCTCGTCCATGATCGCAACGATGCTTTCGATCATCCAAGCCTCGTCCGATTCACCGAAATCCTGCGAAACGAACACCAGACGGGCGCCGATTTTGTCCAGAAGCCGCTTGTTGAGCGCCGCATCGATGTGATTGCGCGCAAAACGGCTCGAAGACCAGCACACGAAGTAGTCAATCCGCCGATCTTCGCAGTAATCGAGCGCCGCCTGGAAGCCCGGCCGGTTGCTCGTTCTCCCGGAAATCCCGTCATCCCGGAAGACCTCGATCACACGGGCGCCCAGGGCCGCCGCTTTCGCGCGGCACTGCTCGATCTGGCTTTCCACCGGCAACCCGTCCTCGGCCTGCCGCGCCGTGCTCACCCGAGCATAGATAACCGCCGTTTTTTCCCGCTCTCTCATATCTCGATTCTAGCCCGTGCTGCAATCCGGATGATGTTGGTCACGTGCAACTCTTCACGAAGCTGGCGCCAAAGCGCCTCCTGAATCAGTTTCGGGGGCGTGCCCTGCGCAGCCAGGGCGCGGATGTACCGATTCCGCTGGAAACGGCTGTACGCCGAGTAACAGCGCAGCTTGGGCAGCCGCGCCCCACCGTCATGCTGAACGCTCTCATCCTCCGACAGCATCCGCCACAAATCTAGCCAGGTATCGAACCCGACCCGCTCGGCAATGCGCAGCCACACAGCAGGAATCCCGATCTTCTCAAGCTCGCAGAGACGAGGATCGCGCCGTTTTTTTTCGGGGGCGGGGGCGGGTTTCAAGGTCGAAAAGTTCGCAAGGGTGCAATTGTTCAGGTACTCACCCCCCACCTGGGAGGCCGCTGCCTCGCCTTGCCGAGCCCCCACCCAAAGCCCGAACAGATCACCTTGTGCGATTTCGCTCTTGTCACTTCGCTTTTCACTCACCTGGACACCCCCGGAACCCGCATGAACGAGTTGAACAACTTCGCAATCTGGCAAAAAGCGAAGAAACGACACTACCAACGTCTACTAGAAGAATGAAACGAGCGTTTAATTGCCCGCGCTTGTCGTGTTTTAGCGACATCAGCCCGAATCGCTCCGCGCCAGAACAGGCGTTGCGCCTGACGGTTTGCCTAAAAAAAAGGCGCCGAGGCGGGGAAACGCTCACGCCTTGCATTTCTTGATCTGCGCCAGCAGCGCACTGACCGGCGTCTTGATCTTCGCCAGGGGATTCGACCTGTCGACTACCTTGGTCAGCTTCCGTAGCGCAAGCTGCTGATAGATCGATGTCGACTTCGGGTCGGCGTGCCCCATGAGCCGCTGGGCAGTCACGGTAGGGATGTCGTCCTCGGCCAACTCGGTGCCGTAGGCGTGGCGCAGCGCGTGCGGATGTAGAAGCGAGGGGTCGATGCCGGCCGGTATGCCGTAGTGCTTCATCCAGTTGGTGATCGTCTTGCGGTGGATGCGCCGCTTCTCTCCGTGGTATTCATGGGCCGGGGTATTTGGCCTGGAGAATGAGGTGAACAGCACCTTGTCACCGTTCGGAAGCAGGCGGTCGATGGCGTGAAGTTCCGGGTGCTCCATGTAAAGCTGCAGCAGCAGCGCAGCCTGCTCCGGGATCGGAATCACGCGCTCGCGGCTGCCCTTCTCCATCACCTTCAGGAACAAGCGCGGAAGCCCGTCGACCGTATCCTTCACCACGTTCGACTCGTTGAGGTTGATCAAACCGGAAGCGCGCAGACCGCAGCCGGCCAGAACCGCGAACATCGCCGCATCGCGCACACCCCTGAGCGTCGAGAAGTCCGGCGCCCACATCAGTTTCTCGATGTCGGCCAGGCGCATCGTTCGCGGGATCTTCACCCCGACCTTCGGCTGCGGAACCCCCAGCGCCGGATTCTCGGCAACCAGCTTGCTGGCCTTCGCCCACAGGAAGAATCCGCGCACCGCCGATATGTGCGTGCGCCTGCTCAGCGGGTTTATCTGGCCCAAGCTGAACAGGTGCGGCCCGGTGAAGGCGATCAGGTCGTCAGGCGTCGCCGTCAGCGGGTTCCGGCCCAAGCCGGTCATGAATTTTTCGAGCCGCGAAAGCGCCAGGCGGTAGACCTCGGCCAGCCTCGGCGAGCGCCCCCGGTTGTGGCGCATGTAGTCCAGGAAGTCGTCAATATTGTCTGAAAAGCTCATGAGAACCTCGAAAAGGGGGGGTATAGGGAAAACACGGGTGGATTGGTGGATATTGGTGGATAGCACCGTAAGCCATTGAAAACAAAGCGTTTAGAATCCACCACAATCCACCAATTGCGCAAAAAGCGAAGTACAACTGGTGGATTAAAAAATAGGCACCTGTTTACTTTGGTGGATGCCTCTTGCTCTTTGGTGGATGCCTTTATATTCTCTTTCTCTTTGATTATTAAGAGAAAAAGAGAAAAAGAAGGGCAAAAACGGCGAAATGACCGCGTGGAAGAATCTCCGCATTTGGTGGAAGAATCTCCGCATTTGGTGGATTTAAGAAGGCATTTGGTGATGCAATACATGTCCACAATCAATGACTTAGCATCAGCAAGGCCCATGATCCACCAAAAAACCGTGCACTGCATGCCAACCTTTTCGCCATTTCCCAAAGGCAAAAAAATAAAGTCGGGCCTGGCCCCGCTTCTCTTCGGGCGGTTTTTGGCCGCCGGCCACACTCCATTCATGAGGGGTACGGGGAGAAATGGATTCATGGAATCGCTCGCCACAGAACCCCGTTGCTGCTTGCCTGCACACGCTCGATACGCCCATCAATCACCAACATTTCGGTATGGTGGCGCACCGACGAATTGGTCATGCCGGTAGCTTTAACGACAAACTGGCAATTCACGGGCTTTCCGGCATCCCTGATCGCCTGCAGGACTTTGCGGCGGCTCTCCTCGGCTTTCAGGCGGCGGCCCTTCGTAAAAGTCGCATCCTCGCCCCCCCACCATGACCGCTTCTGGATCTGCTCCAGCGCTACAGCAAAGCTCATTCACGTTCTCCAGTGATTTTAACCACCAACCGGCCGATGCACCATCACGCCGAACTCCTCCAGCTTGGCCATCGATATTGCCGCCATGCGGTTGTATCGACGATAGCCGATCGTCTTCTCCGACTCGCCGACGATCACCTCGGCGTGTTCCATCTGCTGTTTGAATATCCGGTCGGACTTCACCGGCAGGCCGTTCCAGAACTCGCGCAGCGCCGTCGTCCGGCTCAGGTGGTGCATCACGTCGCTGGTGCGCAAGAACAGGCAGTCTTCGCCGCTGGCGCCGTGGATGTCGATGCGCCACGGCCCCTCGTAATGGCCGGCAGCGATCTCGCCCGCGATCGCCTCCATGATCCACACCCAGGGCTGGCGGTCGGGGCTCGTCTGGGCGATGTGCGCATTCATTTCGGTCAGCAAATCAGTGAGGAAGGAACCCTGCTTGGCATCGGCGCCCGTGAATCCGCACAGCAGCGTCCACGCCGTCATCAGCGCCGCGTAGTTGTTCGCCATGCGCGTAGCCCCGTCGTCCTCGCCGGAAGCGCGCGACGCATGCAGGCATGCCTCCTTTGACCGCTCGTGGATCGCCCGCACCTGCGGCGGCGTCAGTTCGGTCAGGAATGCAAGCCACTGGCGCACCGGGAATCGCGGCAGGTCTTCCGCCATCAGCTGCCCCTTCTCGCGCAGCGAGCAGCGCACGATCTTTCCGATCAGGCTCTTGACCGGCACATCCTCGCCGGAAAGCAGCACCGGCGCCGACAACAGAAACTCGGTCTGCGTCATGCCCCGGCGGCTCAAGGTGTACTGGTAGTTCTCCTGGAGCATCGCCACCGCCTTGTGGATCACCTCCTGGGGCCGCGCGGAAAGCTCCTCCCAGCAGACCGGGTGGCTGGTGTGGCTGATCGAGGTCAGCAGCCGGTACTCCGTCTGCAGTGATTGACCGGAAAACATCGTGAAGCCGATCGTGCGCTCGAGGCGCTTGATCAGCGTCGTTTTGCCCTTCCCCTTGTCGGCCTGCAGCATCATGTGCGGCCAGAACCCGAGCAACGCCTTCAAATGTCCGCCCAGGCCCCAGACCAGCGCCAGCAGCGCCGCGCTGCGCCCGAACGTCGACGCGAATGCATCGACCACCACCCGCGCGTCGCTCTTCGTTCCCGTCGGGAAAGTGAGGTTGTGGTAAGGGCACTGTTGCTCTGGATTCTCGAAGTAGCAATCCGGCCCCTCATTGACCACCAACCGCCCGTCGCGCCAGCACAGCCCGACGAAATTGGCCGCGTTGCGCTGGCCGATGTGCGCCGCGTTCTCGAACACATTCACCAGGCGCAGGAATTTCGATTGATCCCAGACGGGACCAAAGCGCTTCCACACGTCGATATTGTGCAGCCGCTCGTCGTCGATCACCTTGCGGATCAGCTTCGCCCCATGCCGCGTCGTCTGCACGCTGACCGAGAACAGCGTTTTCGGCATCGTGTCCTGGTCGCCGGTCATCGTCGCCGTTGTGCCCTGGATCGTCACCCGCGAAATCGCCGCGATGCGGAACCCGGCCAGGTCGCGCAGCGACAACTTCGGCGCCACGCCCTCGGAATCCTCGCTACTGTTCTCGACCTTGTCGACGTAGCTCGTGAAATCCGGCCGCACCCGGAAGCGCCAGTAAAGCGCGTCTTGATGGAAAGGCAGGTAAAAGCGCCGTCGACCGCGATTCGAGGTGAACAGGTCGTTCTGCGGCCCCTGCCCGGACATACCAGGAATCGCCCAGTGCTCGAGGCGCCACAGCGCCCGCTTGAGATCGTCCGGGCCGACCGCCTTGAGCAGGTCGTTCACGTCATTGACGCCCCACTCGCTAAAATCGACCATCAGCGCCGAAATGTCCAGCCCCAGGAGCTTCTCGTGCAACGCCCAGGCCGCCTTGAGACCGGCGCAATAGCCGTCTTCTCCCGGATCGTCGTTGTCCGGAACGATGATCGCCTGCTTCCCGTGCAGCCAGTCGAAACCGATGTTGGCCACGTTCCCCGTGCCGCGCAGCGCGAACGCCGCCGTCTTGCCGGGCATCTTCGCCGATTCGATCGACAGCGCGTTGATCGGGCTTTCTGTGATATAGACCGTCTCGGCGGCGTGCAACCGCTTCACATCGCTGGTCCAGCCGTAGCCGTACTTCTCGCCCTGGCACGTCGTCTTGACCCCGCCATTCAGTGCCGCGTCAAAGTAGCGCAGGTCCACCGCCATCACATGCCCAGGATTCAGCGTGCGGACGATGAACGCGCATGCTGGCCCGCCGTGCATCTTCTCGCCGGCCGCGACATTCGGCGAGCGCCAGTCGTTGAACCCGACCGCCCCGGCCAGCGCCGCTCGCTGCGCGATCTCCGGGTCTATCCCGCGCTCGCCGACCAGCCAGTCGACCGCCGCCTTCGGCGCCGCCAGGCAACGCTCGGCGATGAACTCGGCGCGCGACTTCTCGCGCGGCGGGGCGGGCGGCGCATCCTTCTTCGGCAACGCCACCCCGGCAAACTCCGCGATGTCCTTCAACGCATCGAACCGCGACAGCCCCAGCACCTTCTCGGCAAAGTGGAACACGTCGCCGGCCTTGAGGTCGTTCGGCGCCCCGCACGAGTAGCACTTCCAGGAATTCTTCTTCGTGTCGACGTTGAAACAATCGTTGTGGTCGCAGCACGGCGCCGGATTGATGAACGTCGTTGTCCCCGCCATCACCGCCTTGGTCGACGGCAGCCGGTAGGCGATGTAATCGACCAGGGAACACGCGCCCTTGACCTCGCTGAAAACCCGGTTATCTGTGGCCATATCTCAAATGTCGGCGAAGCGCATGCCTGAAGAGTGAACGAAGCGGCGCGTCGCCCGCGTCCGACGCGCCATGCGGAAAATCTGTAACTGCCAGTCATCGCCAGCCAGCTTGCGCAACGGCGAGGGCACCACCTCCGGATCGCCGACCGAGATACCGGCCGCCGGCGCGTCCAGCACGTCGAAGACTTCCTCCCACGGCACCGGACAATGATCGATGACCCGCCGCAGATCGCCGACCGCCACCCACACCGGAACCAGCAACAGCGCGCCCGGCTTAGGCAAAATCAGATGGTCGAAAGAGCGAAAGACCCGCCCATCATGCGACCAACCCGCAAGCGTTTCGAGGGGAAGGCGAAACAGGGCGGGCAGCATCACCGCGACCTGACCCACAGAGCCTCGTCGGCATGCGCGAAAGCAGCGGCAATCGTCTCCTTCTCGCGGTCGACGCGGGCATTTCCCGCCAATATCCCGGCCAGCGCCGCCATCGCATACCTGTCACGCAGCGTCTCGCGCAGTCCACGGCACTCGTTTTCCAGGCTGCGGATCTGTGATTCAAGGAATTTCGTGTCGGCCTCGGAAATGGCCCGTGCCCTGCCCGGCGAAACCGCGCCCACAGGCCCGTCAAAAAGTTTTTTCAACGATTTTTCCCTCCAAATTCACGCCAGCCTTCCATTCCTCGATCGCCTGCTGGAACAGGCGCCCGGCCTTGCCCGCCATGTGCGCCACCCAGCGCTCGCCAAGGTGCTGACCCTTGTAGCCAAGAGCCAGCGCCTTGTAGCCAAGCCGGGTCAGGCGTTTTTCCCTGTCCGACAGCACGCGCATCAGAAAAACGCCGTCTTGACCGGATCGGCTGCCGGCTTCTCGGCCGCCGCCTTCTCGCGCTCCGCATCCTCGGCCCGCTTGCGCGCCCCGGAGCAATCGCGCGAATTCAGCGCCTTGACCTCGTCGACCGCGCACATCAGATCCTCGGCCAGCGTGTTCATGCCGTGATTGCGCGCCTGCCGCGCCATCTCGAACGAACGGCACCAGTCGACGCCGATGCTGAACGACACTAGGCCGCCGCCGCTGGCGTTGCTGCCACCGAGACCAACCACGTTCATGCACGCCGAAGTCGGCGAGCCCAGCATCAGCGCCATGTCCGGCGCCTGGCGCACCGTCGTCTTTCCGGAAACGGTCGTATCGATCTGCTGCTGCGCCGGAATGGCCGGCGCCGTAAAGCTGAACGTCGTTGCGCCGATGCTGGCCACGGCGCCGGCAGAACTCCCGGCAGAAGCCGTGGCCGCGCTTGTCGCCGCGCCGCCGGCCGCATTGCCGCCCGCGCCGCCGGCACCGCCTACGCCACCGAGGCCGACCCCCGTCCCGACACCGACCCCGACCGCGCTCTGATTGCCGTTGGCCGGCTTTTTCGAGTGCCCTTTCCGCGAACCGCCATCAGTCGCCCAGGCCGAAGCGCCGACCAGTCCGGCGAGAATGACGGTAAAAACCTTGCTGTAACGTGAATTCATTTTCTCTCTTCCTCAGATTTCAAGTGGATGGCGGAAGCTCGAACTTGAGCAGTTCCAGGCGGGTTGCCTGATTCCAGGCGTTGATTGCCTGAATCATGCCGCCGTGCGCCGGCCCGACTGCCAGGCAGTCCAGGCAGAACGCCGCGTAATTTCCCCTGCCGGCATGATTCAGGACGGTTTCATTGCTCCCGCAGAACGGGCATTGATCGAGGGCCATCATTGATGCACCTCATCAGCAGGCTCAAACCGCTTCGCTAGGTTCTCGAAGATCGCGCTTCCGCGCTCGAAGTAACAGTGCACTTCCTGCAAGGCGTTGGAGTCCATGCGCAACACTGCCAGGCAGTCGCTCATGATTTCGTAATCGAGACTGCGCAGGCTGTTCAAGTCAAACGGGAAGCGGCGCCCGTTGTAGCAGCCGAGCAGGAGACGCGCGACGCGGTTGCTCTGCCCCGTATCGCGCAAGGCAATCGGCAACAATCGGCGAAGCGCCTTCTCGCCGGCAATACGGTCCTGAGCGACGTGCGCATGAAGGTACATCGCGCTCATGTATTCCGGAATTTTGGATTCGTCATTCATGCCGCAGCCCTCCCGGCAAACTCGCGCCTGACCCGTGCCGGCGTCATCCGCACGTCGCGCAGCGGGAATGCCCGCGCCACCAGTTCGGCGCCGCCGCCCGTCGTGCTGTCCCGGCTCATCGTCAGGTAGCGCATGCACGAACGCGGGTCGCTATGCCCGAGCAGCCGCGACAGCCGCGCCAGGACGAAGGCCGGATTCTCCGAAGCCGAAGACCCGACCACCGATGCCGCGAAGGCATGGCGGAACCAGTGCGGGGAAATCCCCTCGTCGATGCCGGCCAGCCGAGCCCACACCTTCAGGCCCAACTGGAACGCCCGCACGCCCAGCCGGTCGCCGTGCCGGCCGACCACCAGCGGCGCATCAGCGTCCGCCGGCAAGCGCAGCGCCAGCAGGTCGTGGAACGCCTGCCCGGCCCCGGCGACCAGGTGCACCGTCAGGTCGCAGGACTCGCCCTTGCGCCTAGCTGCCGGCACGAACAAATACCCAAGGCGGAAGGCCGTTGTCGCCTCGCCCGTGCTCAGGCTCAGAAACTCGCTGATCCGCATGCCGGTCGTCAGCAGCACCCGCATCGCCGCCCAATCGCGCTTCGCCTGCCAGTCCCCGCGCGTCTTGAAGAATCGGCGCAGCTTCGCCTCCTCCTCGAATGTCAGACACCTGTTGCCGCTCATTTCCTCTCTCTCCTTCAACATCGCGCGCGTCGATGGCCGCGCACACGCCAACGTAGATGACGACAAACGCCGTCGCCTCAACCCAGTTCCTGACTCCCACCTTTCCGTTCCCCGCCGTTGTTGCAAACCATTCCCGCCGCTGCCAGCTCGTCACGGAACAACGCCGCGAACGCCACCGGCCACGGCACCCCGCCCAGCGACACCGCGCAGCCCTCTGGCACGTTGTCGCGCACCGTCAGCGAACGCGGGTCGACCGCCTGCTTACCCACGGCGCAGCCCACGCAGACGTTCGACCAGTTCCAGCGTCGCTGCCGCCAGGTCGTGCGCCGTCTCCTCGATGCGCGCCATCTCCACCGGGTCGATCGCCCCGTCGTCGATCGCCGACCGCACCACCCCGGCGAAGGCGCCGAGATACACGTCGCGCGTCAGCACCATGTCCAGCAGCGAGGCATCCGAAACCCGCGACAGATCGGGCTTGCGCACCAGCAGGCAGCCCAGCGTGTCGGCGAACGCCTGGACGATGCGCAGGTCGTTCGCCGCCGCCGACATCGCCACCGCGTCGCCCAGCCCCAGCTTCGCCGTCTCCTGGTGCGGATTCAGTTGATTGAGGAATGTTCCGGGCACCTTGCCCAGCTTGCGCGCCAGGCCGACCGCGCCATCGGGCAGGAAGTCGTGCGCCACGCGATACGCGGCGTCATGCACGTCCATGAATCGTTCCCTCCCGGCAACTAGCGGCGCGCCGGCACGCGGAACACACTGAACGCATGACCTCACGCCGCCTTTTTCTGGAACAGGATGTCGTCGACCGACAGGCCGAGCACATCGGCCCAGCGGTGCGCCCGCCTCGGCGCCACGCCGATCTTCCCGCGCTCGATGCGCGAGACGGCGGCCGGCGTGATGCCGACCAGTCCCGCCACTTCGATCTGCGTCAACCCCCTGCGGAGTCGCGCTTCCCTGATCTTGCTCAAAATGTTAACTCCCGCGTAACAATGGTTACATTGTTTACTGAAAAGGAACTGGCAGTCAACATCTTTTTGAAAGTTGTTTAATGCGCAACATGGAGATCGGGAAAACGCTGGAGCGCATGCGCGAGGAGCGCCGGCTGCGGGCCGCCGACGTGGCCGCGCGGATCGGCATGAGCCGGTCCTACGTCTCGCGCTGCGAGTCTGGGGAGATCACCCCGAGCCTGGACGCCCTGGAGAAATTCGCCGCCGCCATCGGGGTGCGGCTATGCGAGATCGTCGCCCGCGCCGAAGGCGTCGCCATCGTCGTCCGCGAGGAAACGCGCGAGCAGGCCGCGACCCGTCACCTCATGGAATCGCTCGATGCCCAGCAGCGCTACAAGCTGGAAGCGATCGCGGCAATACTCAATGATGACCCGCAGGGGTCTTCGTAGCCTTGTCGCATGCCGAACGACCGGCAGTCTTGGCTGCGTCCTCGGGCGGCTTCTGCGCGTTCTTGTTCCACAAAAAAAGCCAGTGCCGCCGCCAGCTTCCCGACGTTGCGATCATGCCAAGATGCCTGAGATTGCCGCCGCCCATGTTTCAGTTCCAATCAGAAAACCCGCTTGGCGGGCTATAGCTCAGATTCGCGGCCGCAAAGCGCGCGGCCAGCACATGCTTACTACTCCCAAGCCGAAAATCCGCTCGGCGGACTGTAGCTCAATGATCCCGATGCAAATCTCGCTGAAATTATTGGTTGCGTCGTTGCCGCTTTATACAGTGATTCAGCCGCAAATAATGTTCCGGACACTCCTGTAAATGCCGCATTCGTGCCGGCTGCCGGGTCTCCGCTTGCCTGCCATGTGTTGTTTTTGGCAAACCAGATTTTCCCGTTGTCGAGATCGACCGCAATGCCGAGGATGTCACCGGCAGCAAGGGTTGCGCCACAAGCGGTTCCGGTTCCGTTGTTATATTTGTTGCCGGAACTATGTTCATATCCGTAGCTTGTCGAATTGCTGCCGACGTTGGCGCTGCTTGACAGGGCTGAAGTGGCAATCCCATGAATTGACCAATCACCACCGCCCGATCCATTCGTCGTATCTATGCGTATTTCGTAATACCACTTGCCCGAACTTTTCGGAGACAGGGCACGCACCAAGCTCCATGTATTTCCACTGTTTGCGCGCGTCGCCGTGAGATTGCCGTTGCTGAGGGTGATTTCACTCGCCTTGTCGGACGGGTTGAATGCGTTCGCGCCGACATATCTAGAAAAAAACGCTGGGCCTGTTTTCATGCCATGCCCTTAAGCAGCGAACAGAAAAGCGTATCGTCTGTAGCGTCATATTGGCATGACAAGAAGTCTTTTGAGTTCGCCGCTGTGGACAGCACTGGCGTTCCCCCAGAAAACTTGTATTTACTACCGTATGCCAGCGTTCTGCTACCTGTAGCATCCTGAATTATCCTAAAATTGATCACCTGCCCGTCGTAAAGTCCGGTCGGATTCGCCAGGGTGCGATTGCCCGCGAGTGTGACGCGGAAGCTGTCGGAAATACCTGCTGGCACGTCGATAGTGGCTGCATCGGTCAGCCAATAAACGCACCACTTGCCGAACCT